AAAAGTTACTCTTGGACAAAATGATGACTATTACATCGGTAGTGATGATAAAGGTGCTAAAAAATTCGTTGCTAAACACGAAGTGGAAGTTCACGATTATCCAGTTCAAAATGATGGTGATGTTCCATTCAAAGCAGTAAATATTAAACCAGTTCTTGCATCAGATGTTGGTAAACAACACGGATATCAAGGACATCCTCCTGGTGAGGATAGGAAAGTTTATGAAGAAGTAGAGCAGCTTGATGAAAAATCTGTGAGTGAAAATCAACAAAAACTAATGGCAATGGCTCTTATGTATAAGAGAGGCAAAATGAAAAACGCTTCTCCTGCTGTTGTTAAGTTAGCAAAATCTATGACCGAAAAACAACTTGAAGATTTTGCAAAAACAAAACATAAAGGATTGCCTGAAAAGGTTGATAAAAAAAAAGAATAAATAATAATAATATTTACTACTATGATAAGAGTGATACAGTTAGTACAGCAAGTCCAACTGTAAATACAACAGAACCATATCAAGGAATTTTAAGGGTATAAAATGATTTTTAAAATATTAGGTCCTGAAATATCTATAGGAACAGCAAACACTGTTGCTAATTCTAATCTAGTTAGAGTAGTTAACACTGGTGCAGCTGCTGTTCTTAATATAGGTAGTGTTGGCAATGTAACTGTAACTAATACAGAAGCAGTTATTGTAGAAAAAGAACCCACAGAGACTTTAACAGGAACTGGTATGGTAGCAGTACCAATAGCTTTCAGGTATTAAAATGAAACTAATAAAAGAACTAACAGAAGAAGTAGAATATATAACAGAAGCAGATGAAGCCTCTGGTAAAAGAATTAATTACATTCGTGGTATATTCTTAGTCGGCGAACAAAAAAATAAAAACGGCAGAATCTATCCCATGTCTACTCTTGAAAAAGAGGCAGAAAGATATCGTCAAGAAATAATAGAACAAAAAAGAGCATATGGTGAACTTGGGCATCCAAAAGGACCACAAATTAATCTTGATAGAGTTTCACATATTATCACTGAGTTAAAAAGAGATGGAAACAACTATATTGGTAAAGCAAGACTAACAGAAACACCAATGGGTGAAATTGCTAAAGGTCTTTTGAATTCAGGTGCAAATCTTGGCGTATCTTGTAGAGGTATGGGTAGAGTTGAGCCGTGTAAAAAAACAGGTGTTATGATTGTACAAGATGATTATAGGATTGCTACAGCTGCTGATATTGTCGCTGACCCTTCTGCCCCAGGAGCATTTGTTCAAGGTATTATGGAAAATGTAGAATGGATTTATGATCCAGTTAGTGACAGTTGGCTAGAAGAAAAATTGAATAATATTCAAAAAACAATTCGTAAAATGTCAATGTCACAAATTGAAGAGAATAAACTATCAATCTTTGAAGATTATATATCCTCTTTAACATTAAAAAAATAAATTTTATAAATAGATATAAATGCTCAAAGGAGAAACTAATATGTCTCAAGAAGAAATCTTATATGAAAAGTATGAAATGGATTCCCCAGATTCTGGTAACGAAACCATTGCTGCTAAATCTATTAAAGCAAAAGGTAAAGTTACAGACACTCAAATGGCAGATTCCAAATCATCAATGATGAATGGTATGATGTCAGCAATGGCAGCTATGCCAAAAGAACAAGTCGCAAATATGTTTGATCAGGTTATGGCTCAGTTTGGTCACTGGGCAGATAACATTCCTGATGATGCAGCTGCTAAAAATGCAGCTACTATTGCAGCTAAACCATCTGCAGCATCTGGTTCTATGAAAGAAGATGTTGCTGAAATGTTTGCTGGTGAAGAACTATCAGAAGAATTTAAAGAAAAAGCTACTATTCTTTTTGAAGCTGCTGTAAACGCTAAAGTTACAACTGTAACTCAAGAGCTAGAAGAGCAGTTTGAAGAAGCATTAAACGAAGAATTGTCATACTTCACTGAAGAAGTCACTGATAAGTTAGACAACTATCTAAACTATGTCGTAGAAAATTGGATGGTAGAAAATGAGGTTGCTATCGAATCTACATTGAAAAATGAAATTAATGAAGAGTTTATTCAAGGTCTAAAGGGACTATTTGAACAAAATTATATTGAAATGCCAGAGGACAAAGTTGACATTGTAGAAGAACTAGCTGAAAAAGTTGAACACCTCGAAAACAGACTCAATGATTCTATTATTGAAAACATAGAATTGAAAAATGTTCTTTCTGAATCTGTAAAAAAACAGGTAATTGATGATGTTTCATCAGATTTAACTCTAATGCAACAAGATAAATTTTTATCATTCGCTGAGGGAATTGAATTTGATGGTAATGTTGATGAGTATGGTAAAAAATTAGAAATCATTAAAGAAAATTATTTCGGTACTCAGAAACAACAAGTTTCTTCTAATCTTGAAGAAGAAGTTTTTGAAGAAGAAACAGAGTGGAATGAATCTTATGTTCATCCATCAATGCAGAAATATGTTAATGCATTACAAAGAACAGTTAAAAAATAATATATTATAAATAGTCTAAAATACATCTTATAGAAAGGAATAAAAATGTATTTATCCGAGGATATTCAAAATAAGTGGGCTCCAGTCCTAGACTGTGACTCAGTTGGTGCGATTAAAGATACACATCGTCGTTCTGTTACTGCTCTAGTTCTAGAAAATACTGAAAGAGCACTAAGAGAAGATGCAGCACACGGCAATTATCAAACTCTAACAGAAGCTAACCCAGCTGCTACAAACGTTATGGGTGCTTCTTCTTCAACAGCAGCTTCTGGTGCTGTTGATATCTTTGATCCAGTTCTCATCTCACTTGTTCGTCGTGCAATGCCAAATCTAGTTGCATACGACATTTGTGGTGTTCAGCCAATGACTGGTCCAACTGGTCTTATTTTCGCAATGCGTTCACGCTATTCTAACCAAGCTGGTGATGAAACCTTCTACAACGAAGTTAATACTGCATTTTCTTCTGTTGTTTCTGGTGCTAATACTTTTGGTCAGAAGCATGTAGAAAACTCAGGTATTCCTGGTGCGTCTAATACTTCACCACTAACAGCTGTTAATACATACAACACTGGTTCTGGTATGTCAACAGCACAAGCTGAAACTCTTGGTACTAATGGTAATACAGCATTCCCAGAAATGGCTTTCTCTATTGAGAAACTAACTGTTACTGCTAAGACTCGTGCTCTAAAAGCTGAGTACACAATGGAACTAGCACAAGACCTAAAGGCAATTCACGGTCTTGATGCTGAAACTGAACTCAGCAATATTCTTTCTTCTGAAATTCTTGCTGAAATCAACCGTGAAGTTATTCGTACAATCAATATCACTGCCGAAACTGGTGCTGATGTAAACACTACTACTTCTGGTGTTTTTGATCTAGACACAGATTCAAACGGTCGTTGGTCAGTTGAAAAGTTCAAGGGTCTTATGTTCCAACTCGAAAGAGAAGCGAACAGAATCGCAAGAGAGACTCGTAGAGGGAAAGGCAACATTGTGCTTTGTTCATCAGATGTTGCTTCAGCTCTACAAATGGCCGGTGTTCTTGACTATGCACCAGCACTAAATTCAAATAACCTAGAAGTTGATGACACAGGCAATACTTTTGCTGGTGTTCTTAACGGTCGTATAAAAGTTTACATCGATCCATATGCCGTTGGTGGTAACTATATGACTGTTGGTTATAAGGGTTCATCAGCATTTGATGCTGGTCTGTTCTACTGCCCATATGTTCCTCTACAGATGGTCAGAGCAGTTGATCCTCTATCCTTCCAGCCAAAGGTAGGGTTCAAAACTCGTTACGGTATGATTGCAAACCCATTTGCAAAAGGTCTAACACCATTTACTGATGATGGTCTTGCAATTAACTCTAACAAATATTACAGAAAAGTTATTGTTAATAACCTAATGTAATAGTGCTTGGGGGAGGATTCCTCCCCCTATTTTATTCCCAATATAATTAATAACTAACACGGGAATATACTAAGGGAGTATAAACTCCCTTTTTTTACATCATAAATATACCATAAGGAGAATGGTATGTCAGCAGTAGATAATACGCCAAAAAATAAAAACTTTTTATCTCCTCTTAATTTTAGATTTCAAATTAAGAAGGCACCACACGTTAATTTCTTTGTTCAATCTGTAAATATACCTGCTATTTCTCTTCCACATGTAGATACTCCTAATCCATTTGTAAGAATTCCACAACCCGGTGACCATATAACCTTTGACCCTTTAAAAATAAGTTTTAAGGTCGATGAAGACTTGCAAAATTATCTAGAAATACATAAATGGTTATTAGGATTAGGATTTCCAGAATCATATAATCAATACAAAGAATTGTCAGATGTTCCTAAAATAACAGGAGAAGGTCTATTGTCTGATATTTCAGTATTGGTTTTATCTAGCACAAAAATAGCAAACTATGAAGTAACTTTTGTAGATGCACATCCAATAGAATTAACAGAATTACAATTCAATTCAACAGATACTTCTGTAAACTATATAAGTAGTAGTGCGACTTTCAAATATACACACTATAAAATTCAAAATATATAAGGATTGTTATGAACATTGATGAAATTATGTCTGAGTGGAAAACTGACTCAGAAATAGACGTGACTGAACTTGCAGATGAATCTATAAAAATAGCAAAGTTACATCAAAAATACTATGAG